AGCTGTACCGGTCATTCAGGTCACTCAGTGAGTCAAAAGCAGGGACGTATGGTACAGATTTTTTTGGGTGAAATCGATCTTGTGGTCGGGCAAATGATTCCTTGCGGTTGCAAGCCCCGCCTTCACGAGGCTTGTGAGGTGTGATAGCCGCACTGATCCTCTGTCAAACGGTTTTTTTAGGTCGGTTCATCAGTTGATCTTGCTCCTTCATTGCGCTTTCTCTTTGATTGTCTATGTACTTCGCTAGATCCTGAAGATGAACACCCAGCGCTGCTTTCTGGGTTGCCGCTCCTAATCGAACGATGGGTATATCAATTTCCCCCGACAATCGCTTGTATTTGAATTTTTCAACGGTTAGGCCCATATAGTCAGCGCACACGCGATCGAGGGGGATGACCGCTTGTCCGTTGTATTGGGCCATCAACAGGAAAAGAGTGTTCATGCAACCTCCTGGTTAATGATTGCGGGAAACCATGTCAGCAAGGCCTCGCTAGGGTCGTCCGTTAAAACTGCACACGTCAGACCAAATCGGGAAAGGCGGGAGCAGTCCATCCGTTTGTCGTAGCGCCAGAATCTGTGCGGCTTAGGCATCACATTCAACGGCACAGAAGGTGCGCCAGCTGAGGAGGTGGCCGCCGGGTATTCCGCCACCAGCGCCTGCGAAAAGAGCCAGCGCATTCACGCAGCCTCCACAGTGACTTGCTCGGCGCTGGCGAGGGGTTGTCCGACCTGGGCGCACTCAGTTACTAGTTGCAACTGCGCAGCCATTGCAAGCGTCTGTTCACGCAGGGATCGGGCATCACGCTCAAGCTTCTTGCCGGTACGAAAGGCGCTGAAGGTCTCGGCGGCGATCCGAAGCATCTCGCCGATTGCGACCAGCGTCTGGCGCTCGACCACGCCGAAGACCTGACCCGCTTCAAGTCGTTCGCAGGTTTGAGCCAGACGGGTGTGATCGGCCTGGATGAACTGTAGTGAAGCCTGTAGTTCGCGAATGGTTTTGGCGCTCTTAGCTCGCTGGATGTCTTCGCCTTCAAGAAGGCCTGTTTGCAAACCGTCGCTTCGGCCCATGATGTAGCCACCCCAGACGAGCAGCCCGGCTAAAGCGACTAGGACAATCAGTGCGGTAATTTGGATTGTGGTCATGTGCTGTGAGCCTCTGTGAAACCCCCGCCGGGATGCTTGGTGAGAGGCCGGTGGGGGTGTAAGTGGTAAACCCAAGTTGAAATCAAGCTGCTTGCGTTGCCGCTTGGCCGTCGAGGAACTCGGCCAAGTCGTGCAGGTACACCACTCTTTGTGCGCGAGCCGACCCGTGCAGACGCTTCACAACCAGCGCGATACGACCTGCCTTGATCTCGGCAAGTAGGTAGCGGTCAGTGCGAATGTGAGCGAAGTACTGTTCCCGAACTGCCGCCAGGGTCGGACATGGAGTAGCGAACTGACGTCGCAATAGTTCTAGTGTGTTGTTCACGCTACGTTCTCCCCGGACCCCTCCGATGGGGGCAGCAACTTGAGGCGAATCATCTCGGCGAGACCTTCTTTACTTTTGCCCATGGCAGCCGCGCAGATGTTGCCCTTGGCGTCAGCCACCACGGCGCCGAATGGGTACTCAGGCGAGTTGGTCGGCGTAACGTAGGCGACTTGCCCATCAAGGATCACGTTGTTGACGCAGCGAAATACCTCGGCCAACTCGGTGCTTAGTACGGGCATGCTTTCCAGTAGTTGGATGGCTTCCGTCGAGGCGCCAACAAGTGTTGCGCGGCTGACTACCCCCGGGCAGTTCAAGTAGATCGGGATCAGCTTCAGGGCGCCGAGGGCTTGCGTGTAGGCATTGAGGTTGTTGGTTTTCATGCAGCGGCGTCCTTTTTTGTGATGGCGATTCCCAGCTTCTTGGCCAGCCATTCAACCCCTTCTTCCTTCACCATCACCACGGAGTAATGACGGCACTTGTTGAGGGATGGAATCAGGGTGCTGCGCGGATCCGAATACAGATAGCCGCGATCACGGTGCTGGCTGGCTAGATCGCCGCTACTGTTGAGAATGCCCAGCTCGCGCAACCTGGTGCGGAAGGCGCGGGGCTTGAGTCCGAGCAATGCGGCTGTTTCGTCCAGGGTGCGGTTCGTCATTGCGCGATCCTCAGACGACTGCTGCGCGTGTGTGCAGCGTGTCCACAATCTCGTTGAGATTGATTTGAAGGGCTTCAATGGTCCCGTCATTCGGTAGGAACCAGTCGCCTTCGGTACCCCGGATGCCGCCTTCGCTACGATGCGGCGCCACGGCTTCTGCTGCGGTGCGCTGGATATGGATCACAATTCCGCCGCGCTGGCGGATGAATGACGCTTCATTCTCGAATCGCAGGTCGCTGACTACGAAGCCGCGAGCGGTATCGTGGGTTCGAGCCATTAGGTCAAGATTTTGCGAAGCCAGTAGCAGCCATAACTCGGGGTGTACTTTGTCACGGCCCCACTCGGTGCCGAGGGTCTGCATCAGGTAGCGTGGCGAGCGACCCAGCCACGGTAGAACTCGTTCCTTTTGCTCTCCTTCGAAGTCGCACGGACTCAAGTTGAGGATATGCATCAGGCCGTCACGCAGCGGGTCGGCGAATGCGTAGGACTGGAATCCATGATGGTTGACCAGATGCTGCGCGGCTGTGTCTTTGCCAGAACGAGCAAAGCCAGCGAGGCCGATTAATAGAGGCTTCATGCTGCATCACCCCCGAATGGTTCGGGTTTGTGAGCGACGACATTTGCTTTCGAAGGTGCCAAGCGAGTGCCAGGCGGGGTGACAATTACCAGTAGGCCGGTGTGCTTTTGAATTGCTTCAACGACTGCTGGGTTAGTGCAAGCTGCTGGGTGTAGGTACACCGGGCAGCGAGTGTTGCTGTGCTGTGTGGTTTGCATGCTCGTACTCTGTGGTGAGAGATTTACGATGCAAACGATACAAATACGTATTGATTCAGTCAATGCGTATTTGAATTGATTTTTTGCTTGTGCCAAAAAATACCCGCATCTCTGCGGGTCTTTTTGGGCAATGTATTAGAAAATTTCGAGCTTCGAGAATACTACGCCGCAAATTATGGCGTCGGTCCCTAACTCAATGATTGGCTCCGGCCATGCTGGATTCAACGCTTTTAGAAATCGGCGACTGCCCTCCATTACTAACTGCTTGAAAGTTGCTTCTTGGCTATCCATGAGTTTTGCAATCACGAGAGAACCATTTTCCGCGTCTTTCGCAGGATCAACAAAAATGATGTCTCCGTCTCGGAAGGACCTCCGTTCATATTGATTGAACATGGATAGTCCGCGTACTCGAAGGGCATAGCTTTGGCTGCTGTGGGAAGCGGCGCATGGCAGCCATATTTCTGCATCATCAAGGGTCCTAACGTCCGCAATCTCACACCAAGCTCCGGCCTGAACCCATGAAATTAGAGGGACATAGCCTTTAATTGCTGGCCCAGGTTCGACGTTGGATTCATTCGCTGATGTAGCGCCCTGATCAATCATCGGGTCTTTGTGTTCGCCTCCCTTCCAGAGCCAGTTGCTACTGACCTTCAAGGCTCTGCTGATCTTTTCGATATTTTCATGGCGTGGGCTGGCTACCGCATTCGTCACAATTCTATGAATCGTCGGTTGCGGAACGCCGGAGCGTCGGCCGAGTTCGCCTTCTGACAGCCCCAATTCCTGCATGCGTTGGGCGATGCGGTCTCCGATCACTTTTTCTCTGCCTTGATTCAAAAACGTATCGGCGAGTGTATTGAATCATTCAATACGTTTGTGTATTGTGGCGACCAATGCGAAATCGCATCGGTGAACAATATGACTATCCAAGAAATGCTTGCAGAGCTGCTGCGGTCTGGCTTGTCCCAGAGAGTTATTGCAGATCGCGTAGGAACAACACAGCCGACTATCAATCGCGCCGCGAAAGGTGCAGATGTTCGGTACGTAACGGGTAAGGCAATTGAATGCCTATACACCCAAGAGAAAGAAGCGGCCGATCTTAAGTCGGCAGCTTAAAAGGTGCTGAGCTGGGGCCTCTCACCAAAGAATCCCCCAGCCCAGCTACGACGATACACAGCACATGCACATCGGTCGTGGTCGTAGGATAGGGTTTACCCTGGGCTATGGCTACACCGTAAATAGGGGATTTACGGTTATGAGTCGCACAGATCTTTTGCCGGACGCTGGTCCGGTCCTGCCACTACGCCAAGCGATCTATCGCGCTGGTCGTGACTACAAGGGCGGAATTACCGCCCTTGCCTTTGAAATGGTGTTGGACAACGACACCCTCCAGAAGAAACTCAAGCTCGATGAAGAACGCCGCTGGCTGAATCCAGATGAGCTTGAGGAAGTGATCAGGCTGACCGCTGACCCACGCCTGCTGGACGCATTGATGCGACCAGCAGGTGCAGTTTGGTACCGGCCCGTGCCCGTACCGGCAACCCGTGACGCCTTGAGAGCGGTCGGTAAGCTACTCGGGGAAACCGGTGAATTCGTGGCCAAGATGCATGATGGCGCGGCGGACAACATCTGGGAGCTTCATGAAGTCGTGGATCTCGAAAAGTACGGAATGGATGTGATTCGGGAAGTCCTCGGCATCATGGCGGGTGCTCGTCAGGCGATGGAGGATCGCATCAATGGCTGATGATATCGACCGCGCAAACGAGCAGGCGCAATACCTGCTTGATGTTGCTATTCATCGTAATCGCCGCGTGCCATCGAGCCGCGTCAGCGCGCAGTTCTGTGACGACTGCGACGAACCAATCCCGTTGCTACGGCAGCAGAAGGTTGAAGGTTGCGAGACCTGCGTTTCTTGTCAGGAGCTGCGGGAGGCCCGGCGATGATTGAATCGGGCAAAGGAACAGCCATCGCTACATGGGCAAAGCGTTACATCAGTACTTTTGACTTGGCACTAGTATCGATTGATCCAGGTGAAAAGGCTCCAAAAGGCCTAGGGTGGAATAAGCCCGGAGGCTATATCACCGACGCAGACGCGGCTGAGGCGTTTTGGCAACGAAACCCAAATCACAACCTTGGCGTCGTGCTAGGGCCGAGCCGCGTTTGTTCATTGGATGTTGATGACGTTCAGTGGACGCGACATGTTCTGTATGAACTGTTGGGCCTGGACCTTGATGCGATGGCAGTGGTGTTCCCGACTATCGTCGGGAATCCGCTGCGATTCCGAGTGGTATTCAAGGTCCCCGAAGGCATCGAACTCACGCGTCACTCGCTTTCATGGCCGAATGAAAAAGACCCTGATGGTTCGATTTTCAAAGGGCTGATTGACAAGGCCAAGGCTGCGAAAGAGCAGGGTGATCTTGCCGCAGAAGCTGCTGCACGAACCGAAGCCGAGCCGTTCAAACGCTTCACGGTCTTTGAGCTACGTGCGGGACTGGTACAAGACGTATTTCCACCATCCATTCATCCCGGTACCGGCAAACCTTACATCTGGAAAACCGCTCCAAGTGCTACTGAAGGGCTGCCCACGCTGACCAAAGAGTTGCTTACCATTTGGCAGAATTGGGAGTTTTTTAAGAGAGATGCTGAAGCTGCGTGTCCATGGGCGATTGCTCCACCGAAGCCACCGGTCAAAGCCTCAAAACGTCCTGCGCTCGGTGGCGGCAAACGGCCCTCGGTAATTGATGAATTCAACCGTTGTCATGATGTTGCGGAGCTTCTTCGCTCCCATGGGTACATCATGCGAGGCAATAAGTGGCTGTACCCTCAAAGCAGCACCGGTCTGCCAGGGGTGACGATCAGTGAGGGCAAGGTTTATTCGCATCACGGTGCTGACCCTCTCGCGAACGGACATCAGAACGACGCCTTTGAAGTGTTCTGCTTACTCGAGCACGGCGGCGACCAGTCGAAGGCTGTGAAGGATGCTGCGCGAATGTTGGGCATGCAACACGCCGCCCGTCCAGATCCTAATGATCTTCCCCCCACCCCATCCGGTGAATTGAGCGGGCCGACCTCCGACGAAACACGCCCGTCCAGCGAGGCCGCTCCTGCTCCTGACGGGGGGGCGGGGGAGGTCATAACGCTGGACCACATTCTGCGTCGTTTTGCGCTGGTAGAAGGCACCACGCACGTGTGGGATTGCGACCAATCGAAGGTAATGAAGAAGTCCGCCTTCGAAGCTCGTGTGGGCAAGCCACTTGCCAAAGCCTGGTTGGACGACACCGGAAAGAGACTAATTTCTGACGACCATGTTCGCGAGATCGAGCAGGCGCGCCGCATGGCTGGGAAGAAGGGCGGTGCATTCGGAATGTCTCCAACCGATCGCTACGTTTACATCGATGGCACCAAAGACGTTTGGGATCGCGAAAAGAAGCGGCGCATAGCCGAAGGCGCGGTGAAGATGGCGCTGGGTGATACTTACCCGTTGTGGCTGAACAGCAGCGAGCGCCGCACCGTCGATGTTGAACACATCGTGTTTGATCCGACCATGACGAAGGATCCTGCGGTGTACATCAATACCTTTGACGGGTTGCCGCTTGAGCCAGTCAGGGATGATGCAGCGTGTGCCAACCTGCGTTGGCTGATCTCATTTCTTTGTAATCATGATGAAGCCGCGACCGATTGGTTAACTCGCTGGCTGGCGTATCCGCTGCAGCACTTGGGCGCCAAGATGGACACCGCTGTATTGATGCATTCGATCATGGAAGGTTCGGGCAAAAGCCTTTTGTTCGCTGACGCACTCGGCATGCTTTACGGCCAATACGCGGCGACTGTTGGTCAGACGCAGTTGGAAAGCAGTTTCAACGCGTGGCAAAGCCGCAAATTGTGGTCCGTCTTTGAAGAGGTGGTCAGTCGCGATCAACGTTACAACCAGGTGGGCAAGATCAAGCACTTGATCACTGGTAAAACGGTGCGGATGGAGTCGAAGTTCATTAATGGCTGGGAAGAAGCCAACCATATGAATGCGGTATTTCTCAGCAACGAGATTCTTCCGTGGCCAATCAGCGACAGTGATCGAAGAATGCTGGTCATGTGGCCTATGGAGACCCTACCAGTCGCTCGGCAAAAGGCGATTGGTCGTGAACTGGAGCAGGGTGGGGTAGCGGCGCTCTACGGTTGGTTACTGTCGGTCGATCTAGGGGACTTCAACCAGCGCACGCGGCCGCCATCGACCGAGGCGCGTGAGCGTTTGGTGGCCTTGAGTCGGGCCGGCTGGCAAACATTCTTGCATTTGTGGAAGTACAGCGAGCTGGGCCATGGGCTTTGGGGGCCATGTCTATCGACCGACCTGTATTCGTTGTTTCTCGAATGGTGTCAGCGCAACAAAGAGCATGTGATGAGTCAGACGAAGTTCTCTCTGTTCATCAGTTCCGAGGTGGATAAATCGCGAGCAATACCTTGGACTGACGGCAATAACCGTCGTTTCGGCGCGTTTTTCTTTCCCGCGGACCTGGATGCTTCCCCGCCCCCATCACTCAAGGCGGCCGAGCTGGGCAAGCAGGTGGAAAACTGGCGGGCCAAGGCCAAGCTGGCGGGTTGGCACGTGGACAGCTGGGATCACATCAAGGCGCTTGCAGCATGACTATTTTCAAAAGTGTGTTGGGTGTGTTGAGTGTGTGTCGGGTTGATTTTGAATACTCCACACAATTTGAGTGCCCGAATCACATGCCTTTGCGGGGGGTGTGTGGGGTGTGTTGGGTTTTGTGTCGCGCACGCGCATACGTGACGTTCTTTGCAACGAATTCAACGCAACGAATTTTTTCTTATGCGAAGACTGATAAACCCAACAAACCCAACACACTCAACTCATGTTCGATTGAAGCATTGAATTTAAATAGATTTATCTGTGTTGGGTTTGTGTCGGGTTGCGGTTTTTCTGTGTTGGGTTGGGTTTTACGGGGGCAGGGCAATGATTGAGGCGATGGAGTTGTTGCTGAAACATTGGGGCGAGCAATGCCGACACGCCGGTGAAGCGGGAGGCATGGGTAGCCCGATGGCGACGATCATGGAGTGGGGCGGTTGTGCGCCGCGGGGCACACCCGGTTCTCGGATCCTTCTCGGAGGTGGTGCGGGTCCAGATGCAATTGCGCAGGAAATTGATGCCGCCCTTTCCGAGATTGCCCGGCAAGATGGTCGGGGTGAAAGGCTGCAACAGTTGGCAGTTATGCGTTACGGCTTTGACCCTGCACCGACATGGGCAGCGCAGATGCACGAACTGGGCTACGTCTCAAAGGCGAAACAAACCTACTACGATCTTGTGCATCGTCTTCATGTCCGACTCTTTGAGGTGCTGGCCGAGCGCAAGGACGCACGTAAGTGGCTTACCGTTGGTCGGGGCGCTTTACCTCAAAGTCTCCTCAAAGTTGCGTCAAAGTTGCGTCAAGTTGGATAACCGAAAATGCCCCCTTTTCGGTTCCGTACTCAGGGGGTAAAAAGTCCCCACGATATGGATTCTGCGCCTTGGCGCTCCCCCGAGCACGTGCTGTGCACTGCGTCCTGGCGTATGCCGCGACATTGAAAACCCTGCCCACCGGCGGGGTTTTCTTTTTTGTGTTCGGCATGCTCCTTCACTTGAGGCAAAACATGACAAATGAGCAGCAAGCGCTGGCAGAAATGCCGATCTGGTTGGTGATCGTCCTGGCTCTGGTCGGCGGCGTATCCGGTGAGATGTGGCGAGCAGACAAGGATGGTGCTCGTGGCTGGGCGCTGATGCGTCGGCTTGCGCTTCGATCCGGTGCCTGCATTGTCTGCGGAGTCTCGGCAATGATGCTGATGATCGCGGCGGGCATGACGATCTGGACGGCAGGCGCCTTGGGTTGCCTGACAGCGATGGCTGGTGCCGATGTGGCCATCGGATTGTACGAACGCTGGGCCGCCAAGCGGCTTGGCGTCAGCGAAGTCCCGCCAGCCGGGGGCGAACAGGGGTGATGCACCGATCTGGGGCGCCGAAAACCGCCGGGGACCCTGGGGGGATCTGAAGGGTACGGGGTCGCAAACCCGCGGGAAACTGTTAGCGGGAGCGCCTCCAGCTTACTGAAATTCAATCCATTGAAATTGAAAGGTCTGCATTGAAAAGCCGTTGAAAGGAGGGCTTATGACAGAACCAACTTACCTGTCGAAAAGCGCTTTCGCGGCGCGGATCGGCAGGGCACCGAGCTACATCACCTGGTTGAAAAACAACAACCGCTTGGTGCTGTCGCCGGACGGAAAACTGGTGGACGTTCAGGCCAGCGAAGCGTTGATTCGCGACACCGCTGACCCGAGTAAAGCCGCCGTCGCTGATCGGCATCAACAAGACCGGATTCAGCGTGACGTTTACAGCCAACTGTCGACTCAGACCGAGCCGACTTCCACGGCTGCGCCGCCGCAGGTGCTTACCGGCGACGGCAAGCTCCCCGACTTCCAGAAGGCACGCGCCCTGCGTGAGCACAACATGGCCAAGCTGGCGGAGATTGAACTTGGCAAAGCCCAGGGCTCGCTGGTCTCCAAGGAGGCGGTCGAAACCGGTGCCTACAACGCCGGCCGATTGCTGCGCGATCAACTGTTCGGTCCGCTGCCGCAACTGTCCCACGATCTTGCGGCCATGACGGATCCCTGGCTGATCGAAAAACATTTGACGGCCACCTTCCGTCGAACGCTGGAGGAAGCCGAGCGGCTCTCTTCGGCGGATCTTGAACACGCCATGACTACGGACTGAACCCATGCACACGGAATTTCCTGACGGTGCAGAGGTGTACCGTGAGGCTTATTTCCGTGGACTGCGCCCCGATCCAGACCTTTGGATTGACGAATGGGCCGATGAGTACATGCGAATCCCGCGTGACACCGGCGCTCCTGAACCCGGCCAGTACCGCACCTCACGGACACCTTATGCCCGCGAGCCAATGCGCTGCCTGTCGCCGG